CGTCGGTATCGTTTCGCCGTTGCGTATCGCCATAACCATGCGCCAGGTTTTATAGCAGCGCCTATAGAGCGCTTCCCACGCTTGCGCTTTCATGTTCTTGTAATAATCTTTGTTCATGAGCGATTGGTCGTCGTCGGGAATGATGCGTTCGAACGGTTCTTGCACTGCGCCGCCTGCGTTCCATGCTACGAACGGCGGCAGTTTCATTTCCTCATCGATTGCAAGCCGGTTATACTCCGTCTTCATGCCCGCGCCGACGCCGATAGCGTCGTACATCACTCGAATGTTCTTGTGCTCGCGCGTTGCGACAATTGCACGCCGAGCTGAAACGCCCGGATCGCGTTCGCCCCATTCTTCGACGTGCCGCAGGATAACCCATTGCCGTTTAGCCAATGCGTTGCGGTCAATGCCGCCGTCCGCAACGTCAACACCGGCAACCCATACATTCGGGATTTGATCCGGTCGCATCATCATTGACGGAATGATTAGATGTGCGTCAACGCATGCATCGATGTATTCGTATGGAATAATTGTGTTGCTGATTGCTGCCGAGTAATTGCGATCAACTTCTTGCGCGAAGATATGCAACAAACCTTCGCGAGCGTATTTCTCGCGCCGCTGATCGTACCATTCTTGCGTTTTATCCGGGTGATCGCGCCAATCGGTGACGAAGATGCGCGTATAACCCTTTGCGATTTCGCCGCCTGGCGTCCAATCAATACCGGCTTCGCGTCTGCGATGGAACGGATTGTTCAGCCCGTTCACGCTCGATATATCAATCTGAACGTTCGTATTGTCACCCAACGCCGCTTCGATCTTTTCCGGGCGTTCGTAGTGTGCGCTTTCATCCTTGAAATACATCGATTTACGACCGCCACGACCGATGTTGTCGCCGCTTTCGCCGGTAATGGTCGAACCATTTTCCGGGTTAATGCATTTCATGAACGTCAAGTGCTCTTTCGGCTTCAATCCTTTCGGACGCCACACGTCGGGCAATCGGTTGATTATGAGCCGCAGCTTTTCAAATATGCTATCGGCGTCGCCTAGCTTGTCGACAAGCGTTTCTTTGCGTGAACCCCAACCGATTGCGTCATCCTGAATAAACAGCCACGACCAAACCGAATAGCCGCAACTGCACCATGTCGCGCCCATGTCACGCGCTTTCTCGTTCAGCCCGCTTTGCTGCGTCTGGCGCATTTCGTGCAAGAAATCGATGTAATCCGCCTGGCGAGCGAAGAACACGAACGGCATCCACTTCGTGCCGGTCTTGCGCGGGTCGTACGTATCCATCCAATGCATGATGAATTCGGCAGGATGCAGCGAATAATACGCTCGCGCCGACGCCAGCAAATCGGCTGACGCCCGCAGGCTTTCCAGTGTCTTCATGCGCCAGACATAGACGCCCTTATAATTCGGTGGCCATTCGACGTGAGATAGGGCAAACGGTTTCCACGGCTTGATGAAATCGCCGCCCGATTGTCGTAAATGCCAATCAAATAAATCAGCGTTCATTGTTGACCTTTATGTGACGCAATGTTAGAAACGTTATTAGAAACGCAATTGGAGTGAAACAAATGTTCAAGGTACTTGGTTCGGGCGATGATGTTACGGTTTGCGATTGCTGCGGCAGGAAAAACCTTAAGCTGACGGTCGCGCTCGAAAACGAAGCAACCGGCGAGCAGGTTCGTTACGGACGCGATTGCGCTGCGGTTGCTGTACTCGGCGTCAAGAACGCGAAGAACGCCGACCAAATTAGCAGCGAAGCAAAGGCGCTGAACATTTGGAACAGCTTCACGAAAGTAACAGCCGCAGACTTTGACAAAGCCGGTAACGAAGTGTTCAATCGCACCGGTCGCGTCATTTGGCGCGGCTTCGACGGCGTCACGCGCCACGCAGTTACCCGTAAGGGCAAAGTCGTTAAACTTATCATTTGAGGGGAAACAATGACGGAAGCTATTGTTAGAAAGCGCAAGGAAATACGCCGCCAGGCGGTCGAATGGCAGCATCTTGCGGCGCACGACCATAAAACAATGTGCATTCATCGCAACGAAGGTCATCACGCTAAATGTGTGATTTGGCAACGCGCTTCCGCCTTTACTGCTGTGATCGCACGGAATAGACTGTTCGCTATTATCGGCAACGGAGAAACTGAATAAATGAAGCTGCTGTTTCATGTTACCATTCGCAACAATGACGGTGTTCTTTTGAAAGTGCTTGTCGAAACGTATCGCGCCGAAGACGCGTACGATATTGTTGCCGACGAAATGAAAAACGGTACGCTCGGCAACGCGTTGATTATCGATGTTGCGCAAGCAAGGTCGGACGCCGACAAATTTCAACGCCCTATCAACCATCGATAAACCGCGCGTACGCATCCGCCAGGTCGGCAACGCTGGCGGATGTTGGCGTTTGTGCCGCGTCGGTCGGCAACTGCTTGTACGCGCCATACACGGCGTTGTCGGTCTTATCCATGCCGGTATGCTTGCCAAGCCAATCGAGCGCTTTGGTGCGGTCGTACAGCTTTAGCTTCACGTGCCGTTTGCTACCGCCCTTTGGCAAATATTCTTCGGTCGCGTCGATGCTTTCGATGTTGCGCCATTGTGCGGGCGTCAGGTCCGACAAATCAATTTGTGGAAAACCGTCACCGTCAACCGTGAAATAATGCTCCTGCGAACCGCTGGCGATGTTGCGCCATTCGTTGACGATCCATTCCGGCGTTAGATCGCGACCGGCTGCTATCTCGTCAACGCGCTCGCGTATCGCCGCAGCGATCAACGGCTTTGCGAACATGTCGCGCGTTCGTTCGTCCAACCTGGCAACGTCAATCGACCGGGAAACACGTTCTAGCGTCGCCGTCAGCCGCTCATGACGCAATGCCGCTTCGTTGTCGAGCGTGCGCATGAAATCGTCTACAAACCCGCGTTCGTAGTCGGTCAATTGTCGATATGCGCTAGCAAAGCTTAATGCGTTCATAATGCGTCAAGATATGGCTGATATGCCCGCCTGCGTCAATCCTGTTAAATTTATCAAAGCACTTGACGCACAATGAGAAATCAATTAGAAACATTGTCAGACGCAACAAGGAATGACGAACATGGTTGAAATTGGCGATAAAGTTACCATTGATTGCGAAATGTATTGCGGTCCGGCATACGTTCGCGCCTGGCATGAGCGCGGCGCGATGGTTTCTATTGATCGCTTCGGCAAAGAATTTTTCGTACTTACTCGCGCAATCGTTGAATTGCGATAATAGGTGACACATGAGAGACGTTATAACCGCAACAACCGCCGCACTCGCAATCATGTTTACGATGCTGTTTGCGAACAGCAGCTACGAACGCGATATGAAGATTTGTCAACTGACGCATTCGTTCGACGTGTGCGTTGAAACGCTGCGATAGGAGCAACAGCCATGAACATGCATCCGAAACCCGCCTTGCGTCATACGCGCTATGTCGAGCCGTTCAGTGCCGCCGTGATCTACCAAAGCGGCATGCCCGCCGATCCGTATCACATTCGGTTCACACGGACGGCAGACGGCGCAACGCAATTACTGACGATGAACGAAGACGACGCCTTACAGCTTTATTTAAACCTGGCGGGCGCTTTACGATATCGAGACATTCCAACCGAACAAATTGCAGTTGCTGAATTGCTCGACTTTGCGGACGATTTAACGGAATTGGTCGAACACCGACCGCCGCCAGCGTGATTGACCAAATAGCCCGTTCATTAATTTGGACGGGCTTATTTTTTGCTTAATTAAAATCGACAACTACAACAAGGGTTTCTATTCTTACAGGGGTTAGTATCTATATAGATATCTATATCTATTTATGTAATGTATATGTTTAACTTTTTTCCTGCTCTAGTATATAAACTATGTTGTAGTTGTCGATTTTATTTAACAATCAATTAACGATAAAAATTAACAACAGTGAACCATGATTGACAACCACCGACAACAGTGATTAAAGATCGACAACCATTGACAAGGAACCCGCCACAATGAAACATTTTATCTGCGTGCTCAAATCGACAACCAATGACAAGCCGATTGAAATGCGCTTAATTACCGCCGCGTCAAATATCGGCTCAATCGAAATAGCACCGTACAATTTCACCGATGAAAAAAGCGCCCGCGCCTATCTCGTACAGCTTGAACAGCACGCCGGTATCTTCAACACCACGCAGCAGCGCAGCCCCGACAAGAAGCGCAAGAGCGTCAAGAACGTATCGAGCGGCCAAATCTTTCCGAGCGCGTCAGCGGCGGCTAAATCGGTCGGCGTCAGCACATCGTACATGACGCATCAACTCCGCAAGCATCAAGGCGCGACCAACATCAAAGGCTTGGTATTCGCCTGGCTAGACGTAGCGACCGCACGCGGGTTTTAACGCGGTCCGAACTCCGCGGAGTTTGCCAGAATTATGTATTTGACATAATTTATCACATTGGCTAAATTTACCAAACCATCAACCGCCGCGAAGGTCCGAACCATGACAGCAGCCACAACCACAAGCGCCGTCTGCATTACCGCAAGCGTCACGCTCGCAATGTTTACCGACTATGATATTTGGACGCTGTTGCTTGCCGGGCTGGCAATTCTCGCAGCAATGGAAGGCGTGAGACGATAATGAAGATGCAATATATATTGAATGAACAAGACATCCGTGACGCGTTAGCAGCGTACGTCATGCAGAAGCATAACGGAAAAATAACCGGCGCAGACGTGACGTTGAAAACATCGCCCAACTATGACCGTTTTGACCGTGTCATTGGTCAAACAGTAACCGCCGTGGTTGAAGGTGACGACGTATGACGCACATTGAATACGACGAACAGCAACGCGTCTGGCAAATATTTGTCGACGGTACGCGCATTTACGTATCGGCAAGATATCAGAACATTTTACCAATGCTGCGAA